CGTACCGCAAGTCGGAGAGGAGATTAAACAAGTATTAACTGTTGCTCCAAATACAGGTAAGGTTTCAACAGCATACATTGCATCATATGACTCTGAAACTAAAGTTTTAAAATATTTTAGAGATCGTTCTCTAAACTTTAATAGAACTGCCTATGATCATACTGATTATGCTGGTATTTCAACTGCTGGTCGAATATATCAATTTGAATCTCAAGTTGGTGCAAATAATATTGAAGGTAAATCTTCATTCTTTGCAGGTGCAATTTCTCGTGAATTTTCTGGTATAACAACAAATCCCACAGGTAATAAATTAATTAACTTGGGAGTTAACTTTATTTCAGGACTTTCTAATTCTGAGATAAATAAAGGGTCAGGAGAAGTAGTTTACTTAGATAACAGACCATTAATTGTCAGGAACTCCCGTCAAAAGGAAGATATTAAAATTATACTAGAATTCTAAAATGCCACAAAAGACTAATTTAAATATATCACCTTATTATGATGATTTTAATAAGGATGACAATTTTTACAAAATACTATTCAAACCTGGTTATCCTGTACAGGCAAGAGAATTAACTGGTCTACAGTCTCTTTTACAAAATCAAGTTGAGTCTTTTGGTAAGCATATCTTTAAAGAAGGTTCAATGGTAATACCAGGTAACATTGAACTTGATAATTCATATTTTGCTGCAAAAATAAACGATACACATCTCGGCATTGATGTTTCAGTTTATTTAAATGAGATTATAGCATCAAATGGTGGTAAAGGACTGAGAGTTAGAGGTCAATCTTCAGGCACAGTTGCAGTTATTAAAAATTTTATATTACCTCCAGCAGAAGGTGTTGAAAATATTACAATTTTTATTAAATATCAACAATCAGGAACAGATGGAGAAAGTGCATCATTTCCAGATGGAGAAATTTTAGTTCTTGAGGAACCTCTAACATATGGTAATACCACATTAACTATTGGAGAAACTGTACTAACACTTGTTTCTGAGGATGCAACAGCAACAGGAACTGCCTTTGGTGTAAATGCAGGAATTTATTTTTTACGTGGAAGTTTTGTCGATGTACCATCATCACTTATTATATTAGAACCATATTCTATAACACCATCATATAGAATAGGTTTTGATATTTCTGAAGAGATAATCAACTCAAATGATGATCCTGCATTATATGATAATGCAAAAGGATTTACTAATTTTGCTGCGCCAGGTGCCGATAGATTTAAAATATCTGTTAAATTAGCTAAAAAAGCATTAGATGACTATGAAGATACAAACTTCGTAGAATTGATGAGAACTGATCAAGGTGAAATAAAGAAATTACAAGATACTTCAACATATAGTGAACTCAAGAAATATTTTGCGAAGAGAACTTATGATGAATCAGGTGATTATTCTGTCGAACCATTTCGTGTTGATATTCAAGAATCTCTTAATAACGAAATTGGTAATGATGGTTTATTTACAGAAAATAGATTAACTGATGAGGGAAATATACCAAGTGATGATATATTCTGCGTAAAACTATCACCAGGTCGTGCGTATGTTAAAGGATTTGATGTTGATTTAACAGGTACAACTGTGCTAGATGTTGATAAACCAAGAGATACTGAAACAGTAAATCTTGCATCTATTCCATTTGAAATGGGAAGTTTAATTCGTGTTAATAATGTACAGGGAACACCTTTTATAAACATTGGTGGTGGAACTGCAAATATAATTAGATTAAGTAAATCACGTAAAATTAGTGGTAGTAACAGTCCAACTATCAATGAAGAAGTTGTTAGTAATCGAATAGGTGAAGCAAGAGTATATTCATACAATGTAACAGATGCATCATATAGTGATTCAAATACTCAATTTGATTTGTATTTGTATGATATTCAAACATTTACGATTTTAAAATGTAGTGCATTTACATCAGCAAACGTTATTAAAGGATCAAGAATAAGAGGTAAAGCGAGTGGAGCTATTGGATATGCTGCTATGGATGCTGATTCGACTGGTGCAGACGAAATAGCAGTATCAGAAACAACAGGTACTTTTATAAAAGGTGAGCAATTAGTTATAAATGAAAGAACAGTGGTTGCTGATATTTCAATTAAAGACATTGTTGCATATACAGTTGACGATATTAAATCAGTTTTCCAAGATTCAGATGCATTAAACTCAGAATTATTATCTAATTTTAGTGCAGATACTGTTTTATATGAAAAAACATTGTCAGGATTTTCATTAACTGATCAGTTAAACATCACTGGCAACACTGCAACAGTTAATAACCGTAATTTTGCTGCAAAGGTTGGTATTCATACAGATGCGATAATCGCTTACCAAAGAGGAGATTTTGAAGATATAGTTTACAATAAAATCACTAATATTTCCACTGATGGTAAAACACTTACTCTAGGTGCTGTTGGTGTTCATACTGGTGTTAACAGAGGTGAGGTTCTTGCTTCAGGTATATCCACGTCATCACCATTTAGACTTGTAACACCTATCGTTCAAAATCTTGATGGATCTGGAATATTTGCAACATTACCAAAGCAAAATATTTCAAATGTAAATCTTGCAGATTCAAATTTAATCATAAACAAACAAATCAAGGGTGGTCCAGCAAATATAAGTAATAATACTATTCAATTTGCTTCATCAGTAGGATTGACAACTTCAGTTGGTATTACAAGTGTATTTTTTGAACCATTTGATGCAGAGAGATATTCAATTCATTATTCAGATGGATCAACAGAACCTTTGACAGATGATCAAGTAGAAATAACAAATAATGGAAATCTTATTACTTTTAGTGGTTTAAAGGAAAATAGTGGAAGTGCTGTTGTAAATGTAACTCTTAAAAAACTTGGTCTTACAAGTAAAACAAAAGATTTTGTAAGAAGTCAAAAAGTTGAGGTTACTAGAACAGTTGGAGTTTCTACATTATCAAGTTTGTTAGAACCAAGTGCTGCGTATGGATTGAGAGTAGAAGATAGTGAGATATCGTTAAATGTTCCTGATGTTGTTGAGGTAATAGCAGTTCTCGAATCAAAAGATACTAATGCTCCTGTATTAGATAAATTAAAATTTGTTTCTGGATTAAATTTTAATACAAACGCAATCGTTGGTGAACTAATTGTTGGAAAAGATAGTAGAGCGATAGGTCAACTTGTAGATCGTAATGCAAACGATGTAACTTTTGTATACTTAAATGATAGTAAGTTCCAAATAGGAGAAGTTGTTAACTTTAAAGAGTCTGCAATTGAAACAGTTATACAAGGTGTAGAAGTTGGTAACTATATTGATAGAACTGACAACTATAATTTAGATAAAGGACATAAAGAACAATATTGTGATTATTCAGCAATAGTAAGAAATCAAGGTTCTGCGGTTCCTTCAAAAAGATTATTAATTATATTTGATCAATATCAAGTTGCAAGTGGAAATGTTGGTGACATATTCACAGTGAATTCATATGGACAAGAGAGGTATACTTCAGATTTGCCAATAATTGGAGAATCAGCAGCTTCAGATATTCTTGATTTCAGACCTAGAGTTAATAAATTTGTACCAGATGGAACAGGAAAATCACCATTTGCCTTTAGTAGTCGTACTTTTGAATCAGATACACCATTTGTGATTGCACCAAACGAGAGTTCTTTATTAGGATTTAGTTACTACCTTGGTAGGATTGATAAGTTGGTTATTGATAAAGATGAAACAGTAACAGTAATACAGGGTGTATCAGCAGAGAGTCCTACACCTCCAACAAGTAATACAAGTGCGATGGAGATAGCAACGATTATCTTACCACCATATTTGTATAATCCTAAACTGGAACCTGAGATTAGAATGCGTGATAATCGCAGATTTACAATGCGAGATATTGCAAATCTTGAAAAGAGAATTGAAAATCTTGAACAAATCACATCTTTGAGTGCACTTGAATTAGATACGAATGCTTTTCAGGTTAAAGATAAAGATGGTTTGAATAGATTTAAGAGTGGTTTTGTTGTAAATGATTTTAAAAATAGAGATTTTATTGATTTTACACCTGATAGTGGTTCAAGATGCGATATTGATACAGTGCAAAAAGAACTGATTAGTGCGATTGATTTTTGGTCAATGAACCCTGAATTAGCTTTAGATCCAGCTATCAATGTTGAAACTGCAGATTTAAGTTCTAATTTGAGATTATTAGATCCTAATTGTAAGAAAACTGGAGATTTTATTACATTAGATTACGAAGAAGTTGACTGGATTGAAAACCCACAAGCAACTGGTGTTGAAAATGTAAACCCATTTAATGTAGTTGCATTTGCTGGTGTAATAAGATTAGACCCACCATCTGATAACTGGACAAGAACAGTTTACGTTAATAACGTTAGAACTGAATCAACAGGTGCTAGATGGGTAGAAACATCAAACGTAGTTTCAAATACTGCAGTTAGAGGAAGATCTCATACACATTCTCGTGTCGAAACTAGACCAGCGAGAGGAGGATTTCGTGCTTTCAGTAGGTCATTCAGGAGAGGAAGAAGAGGTCATTTCCACGGACAAAGATTCCACCAAGTTAGAGTTACAGAGACAAGAACAAGAGTTACAAGAAGAATTGAAAGAAGTTTTACCAATACATTAGTTGGACCTTCAGAAGAGAGAGATTATGTTGA